TATATTGCTGATCACTAAAAACAGAACCACTCGTAAATATATTAATTGTTTTAAGATCAGAAAAATTAGATGAACCTATAAATATTTTATATAAATAATTATACATTTCAGAAGATTTTTCTATTTTTACATCTAGATCATCAAATTGATTAAATAAAGTTATAGTATCTGAACCATTTACTATTTTAAATAAAATAGTTGTATCAGATATAGTTGTTCCTATTTCTGTTTGGATTATGTTTTTATTAGTATTATATTGAGCAATAAGACTTGTATTCTTTTCAATAATTTTTTCAGCATCAATATATTTTTTCTGAGCTGTTAACTCTTTCTTAAATGTTGAAGATGTACCAAATAATTCTAATAAATTTTGAACACCTATTTCCATAGCATGATTAATATTAATTAATATTTGATTACAAGCTGTTGCTGTACCAATCATAACACTACCATTATAATATTTTGTAGTTAATTTTCCACTATTATCAGCAATAGCTAAATCACCTACTCTAATAACTTCATCCATATTATCATATATACTACAAGTATTATCTAAATAATATTTGATACCAGGAATCATATTAAATAAGACATGTGTTGGTTTTAGAGAATGTCTTGTTACATCAATAGTAACTAAACCATTTAAATAAATTATATGATTTTTAGATTGAAAATCATAGAGATATAATCCAACAACTTGATCAAAGGTTTGTCTTGAAGCCATCGCTGGTAAGTATATAATTTTATTTGTATTTGGATCTTGATATATTCTAACCATATCACCGGATTCAACAGAAGAGTCAATATATACACCATCAACACTTATAAAAGTTGATTGAGTTAATCCAGAAGCGGAAAAAACTGTTTCTGCTTGTGAACCAAAATATTCAAATAATAATTTATAGTTAGACATATATAATTTATCTAGACCTTGATAATCAATCATATTATATTGTCTTGGCTCATAAGTAGTACATGCTCTACCCGCATCAAGCGCACCTGATGCACCACTATATAAACTAAATTTACCAATTAACAAACCAGGAGTATTATACATTACTGATGTAGAGTTACCTGATAAACTAGAATCATTAAAGCTACACACATTTGTATCACCATTTTCCAATAATGGAAATGCTAAATCTTTATAAGGCACTATTTGTATCTTAGCTCCAGCATCATTATATTGGTCAACAAAACCATAAGTTACAATAATTGCAAAATCTGTATAAGTATTTGGTGTTTTATTAAAATTAAATTCATCAAATCTTTTATAAAACATAGTTCTTTCAGTAAATTCTATAAATTGATTATTTATAAAACAAGCACCAGGACTTATTTTAAAAATATGATAATTTGTATTAGTTGGTATATTATTAACATCTAGTTCTTGAATATAATCATTATCATAACCAATTTCAAAACCATTAATATATGATGACACTGATGTTTCAGAAACTCTATCTTTAAAAGAACTAAATGTTCTAGCTACTAATCTTAAATAATCAGAAGGATCTTTAGCATCAGCTTCTAATCCTTTAATTTGGTATCCAAGCATATCATTAGAATTTGGATTAACATTGTATGTAAGATTATCGCTATATTTAAATGTTATCATCTTTTATCCTTTCTCTTGCTTCATCATATATTAGATTGTCATTGTATGCTTGAGTATATTGTTCTAATAATTCTATTAATTCTAGTTCAATTGTTCCCACTATTTTATAAATAGTAGATGTGCTCATACTAAATATTAACTCGTTTAATATTTCAACATATTGTTTATATTGTATTAAACGATTATAAAAATCTTTCGCTTTAATACCAACACCATCTTGAATATTTATTAACAACAATTCAATTTTATTATCAAGTTCTATCAATCTATTATATAAAGCAAATTGCACAAATTTATCATCAGCCCCTTGAAGTTCATACATTAATGTATCTTCGGGTGACAATATAGGTTGACCATTAGCATCAAGTTGTTCTTGAGCGACAGGTTCTTCTGCACCTGGTTGAGTATTATCAACAGGTGCTTCCTCCTCACTATCTTTTGATAAATCTGGATCTTCATCAGATTGTTGTAATTCTGCTTCTAATAATAATACCAAATTATCATTCATTCTATCAAGTAATAAAATTTGATCTTCTGTTAATAATTTAGATAATTTAGATATTTTCATATGTAATCCTTTATTTATTTATATTTATCACATTGGTGGTTGTGATTGGTCTTGTGGCTGCATTAAAACTTTCTTAGCTTCTTCTTTAACATAAGTCTCACCAGATTTTTTCAATGACGACCAATCAATTTGTGGAATATATTGTTCAAGAATTTTTTGAGGATCAACTGTAAATTGAACACCTTGTAACATACCAACAATATTCGCTACACTTGATACACTTGCTTCCGCTGCTTGCAGCATTAATATAACAGGTGGATTCAATGCAATTTTAAAATAATTACTCAAGTTAATAATATTATCTTTGTAATCATTATTCTCTAATATCATCGAGAATACAATATTTAGAGCTTTGTTTATACCTGCATCTATATTATCTTGATATGAACTAACTGTATTAGCAAATCCAATATTTAAATTAACAAGTGTTTCTCTAACATCTGCTTGATCACTAATATTTAAATAAATACTAGGAATACCAGTTGATGCAATTAATTCATTTCTAAGATCTTGCATATCATTAATAGGTAAGCCTCGATCATGCATTGGAACAACTTCCATATCTATATATCTTTGACCATTAACAGATATAGTTGCAAAGTCTTTATAGTCTGTTATAACATTTGAAATATTTTTAATATTACTTAAACTATCAAAAGTTATAGATTTATTAGCTATATCTTGTTTCAATTTGGCAATTAGTTCAGGATGATTCTTTTTAGAACCAGCTTCCACTATCCATCTTCTTACAACACTTGCTCTTGATAATCTTGAAACAATACTAGACATCATAGCGAGTGTATACATTTTTAAAGGTTGAGCAATAGGATCATAAATACTAGTACCATGATTATTATATTTATCAACATTTGTATGGAAATCTACTAATCTATTACTTGATACGAATCTAAACTTTAATTTAGCATTATCTTTTATTTTATGATACAATATTACTTTGAGACTTGTTTCTATCTCTTCACCTAATTCTAAATCAGCTAAACTTTTTGTAGTCTTTTTTGATAAAGAAGTTTTTAATCTTGATACGATACTTTTTGTTAAAGTGTCAACAACTTGTTTCACATCATTTTTAGAATTCTTTTTACCATTACCATCTGACATAAAACGTTTATAAACATCTATCTCATTTTCACCAGCTGATTCATCTTCATCAACAATTAGATAACCGTATAAAATATCATTCATTTCAACTGGGATAACTTTATGTGGATCAACTACTGTTATATGAATATCTTGAATGCTTTTAAAATTGATATCTGAAATATCATTTAGATTAAAGTCAAATGTCTCTTCTTTATCTTCACCTATATTTTGCCAAAACACATCATCACTTTCATAAATGATACCCTCTTTAAGACTTTTATTTAATAATAGAGCTTTAAATTGTTCATTCGCACCTTGAATATTTGCAAACTCATTAGTTTCTTCATTAAGAGTTCCAAAGACATTTGAGTTTTCCATTAACAATTCTGTTTTATCTTCTAGAGATATATTATTGCTATCTTCATATTTAAAACCAAAATTATAAGTGTTATCACCTACAAATGGAACCGTAATATTTTCTGTGATTAAGCTTGGCTTATTTTCTACAATAGAATTAATTTTAGATAGATTTATAATCTCTAGATAACAATTTCCATATTTTAACATTTTTGGTAATATTTTATCTTTTAATTTTTTAGGAACATCAAAATATATATTAAAAGTTTTGATAAAATTCTTATATTGATTAACAACATTTTTATCAAGATTTTTAATAATTGAACTATTATCTAAATTTTCACTTATAGATAAAAATTGTTTAGTTTGATTATTCTTAATAAGGATATTGTCAACATAAACTTTAAGCATTCTGTATGCAATATAGTTTAGATTAGCCATCTCATCATAATAATCATATCTTTCTTTTCTTTCAGTTGGGATTGATGTTGAACCAAGCTTACCTAAAATATCACTATTAGAATTATTTAATAAATGATTAATGTCTTCATTTATATCTACATCAGATGTAGCTACATCTGTTTTATTGATTGATTGTAATTTATCAGCTAAATCTTTTATCTCTATTCTTTGAATAGCTGAACTATGCAAGTTATAATTATTTAAATTTACTACTATATTATCATATAAGTCGTTAAATTTTTGATCAATTTGATTTAAAGCACTAAGTGATTGTAATATAGATCCACCTGTATTGGGAGCTTGACTTGGTTGATCAATACTACCATCATTGTTATTTTCATTATTTCCCCACATTATAATCCTTTATATAATTCTTTAGTCATAGCCAAACCGACATCACTATCATTTGTTTGATACATTTTGATATCAATATCATTTAACATTCGTAAAAAAGATTGATGAATATATAACTCAATTCCTCTTTCTGAATAAATTTTCAATAATTGTTCTTTTTGATATTTATTTAAAGTTGAACTAACATCAATATAAAATTGATCTTTACCTGATTTAATTTCACTTTTATCAACACTTTTACCTTTAAGCATATTTGCTAAATATTGATTAGCATAAAAATTAAATTTTACTAATAATAAATTATCAAAAAATTTCTGATAATTTATAGTATCGTCTATACTCAATTGAGAAGTCAGTTGTATTCTTTCATTGCTTTCTAATTTTCTATTTTTGATTATTATATAACTTATAACAGTGGATACACTAAGTATAATTATACTTAATAATATTGTACTACATAATATATATAATTTCATTATCTCTATATTTTCCATTAAATTTCCTTTTTCGTTTGTAGTTCTTACTGTTATACCATATTTTTTAATTTTTGAAGATCTGAGTCTTTTAAGGCGATATTAATGCCTTCTTCGAATAGATTGTTAATACTTAATATGGAAGCTTCCTTAGACATATTAAATGTTTCTTCAAATAATTCACTGTCAGTATTATCAAAATTGACAAGTGATTCATTAAATTGTATAACAGGTATTGATGTTGAAAAATCTTCAAAACTTTCAAAAAAAGAAGAATTAGATGCACTATTTATTGTCATGTCTGATGTATAGTTTTGTCCAAAATCTATATAATTCATAATTTGTTCCTGTATTTTATTTTTGTTCAAATGTTTATAATTTTACTATAACATTTGGTATTGGGTTGCCTGATGAAAAGCTTGTTGTCATATCCTGGTGATTTGTTATTAATGTATTACGATTCATTGTTGTATTATACTTACCATGAGATTCATCCATCTTTTCACCAAAAGAGGTATATCCATTTATTATACTTTCTATTGTTAATCTTACATCTACTGATAAAGGTTCGTTCTGAAAGTTGAATTGAGTTTCATTTCCACCACGTGTTAAAGTTAAATTTGTAATAGCACCAACATTTACCGTTTGCATTCCTTCAGCAACAACTCTCCATAATGGTGGATAACCATAAGTAATACCATTATAAGTAATTGGTGCTGTCATGGCTAATAAACACTTCAATGGTTCAAAAACATATTCTACTATATCTGTTGGATGACCCGATGGAGATACTAATTTAACCATCAGTTGTAAACCACTATTATAATTAGATGTCTTCCATTCTTTAGGTAATGTTGTTTGAAAACCAAGAGCTTTACCAGACAACATATCTACAATACTATTTCCGGTTGTTGTTTTTCTCATAAGACTTCTACCCGCATCAGCATCAAAACCAGTATAAGCTTTTAATACTTGATTAACTGAACCAATTAAATCTTTTATTGATTGCGATATACCATTTGTAGCTGAATCCAGAAATGAATCTTGATAATCATTAGATAAATTTTCTGAAAAAGTTGAATCATTTGTACTCAATATATTTATCTCACCCTTACTATAAGACCCACAACCACTATTAGCAGCAACACCTTCCCATACCTTTAGAGCAGTCCAAGTGTCAAGTGCACTTGACGCAAAGTTTCCACCTGTGCTTGTGTGTGTTTGTGCACCTATAGTATATATATTTATACCTTTGTTTGATGTTGCACTATCTACATTAACAGTGTAACCAGTTGGTGTAAATTTAACTCTATTAATATTGTGTAATAATTTTGTAGTATAATCTACACCTGAGTTAGGTGTATCAATTCTATAGTTGTAACCTGGAATTTTTCCTATAATATTACCCATGTATTTTTCCTTATATTAGCTATACTAGCTATATTATTTTGTTAACATTGTTTAAAATTAAACAGGTTTAACAACTTGTGCTTGTTGTAATAATATAGCTATAGTATTATTAACAGTAGTTTTCTCATTAACAGTGTTTGCTGCTATTTTACTAATACCAGCTGATGCTATTTGTGCAGCGGAATCTGTATTTTTTGCAACAGCCGCTACCAATTCAAATACTTTATTGAATTGTGCACTAAATCCTTTTTCACCACTATCTTCTAAAGCTTTTGCTTTAGCTGCAAGCGTAGCTTTTTCTTTATCATCAAGTTTTCCATCATTTTTAATATAAGAATCAGTTAATTTTTTTAGATCGTTTAGAGCTGTTTTGTGTCCAGCTGAAACACCTAATGATTTTATACTATTACTTATTTTATTTGCTTCCGCTGTTGTAGCGGTTCCATTAAAACTTGAGGTATTTGATTGAGATGTTGGTTGTGCACTTGTACTACCACTTGTAGGCGTGTTAGTTGTTTTGGCATCTATAGTTGCTACATCTGTCACACCAGCTGTTTTAGCAGTTGCTACAGATGTACCAAAAGATTCACCATCATTTGATGCATCACCATCTTTTCTTGTACCTATTGGTTCAATATGCCAATGTTCAGGATGTCTAGCATTTTTTATAGGTCTGTATATACCATTTCTAGCCAACATACCAGTAGAATCTAGATAATCATTTGTAGCTTTATCATTATAATTTATATCGAGTGCTAAACCATATTCATGTCTTGATCGACCAGGAGCAGCTACATAACCAGAAGGAACTCCACCATTCTTTTTCTTATCTGCTTCATATAAAGCAACTTGTTTAGCGTGATCTCTTAAACCAGATGTTATTTGTAAATTTCTCCCAGTTTTTCCATTATACTCAGCTGCAACTCTTAACATATTTTTCGCAAATGTTGGGTGAAGTCCTCTAAGTTTATTATACGAAGCATTATCTAATCCAGGATGATCTTCATTCATTGCAGTACCTGATAATTTATTACCATAACCTTTTTCTGCAACATATGTTACTCGACCAGCGTCAAGATTTTTATAAGTTTCTTGAAAATGTGTTTTTTGTTGGTCTATTATATCTCTAAAACCAGAAGCCTCTCTCGCTTGAGCTCTACTACCAGTTGGTGTATAATCTGCAGCTTGTGTATCAACAGTTGTTCCTGTTGGTTGATCACCAAAGCCAAAAGCATTCGTTATACTTGATCCAAAGGATCTAAATTTATCTCCAATAGAATCAATATCATCTGCATCTGTTTCACCATCATCATCAAAAATCATATTGGCTAATGAATAAGCTGCATATACACTAAACCCCATAGCTGCTATTTTAGCTAGTGCTCCAACACCTGGAACAAAACTAAGTGCTTCTAAAGCTGTTTGTATACCTACTCTTTTTAAAGTTCTTTGTGCTAAAGTGCCTGACGCTTTTTTACGAGCAGCTCTAGCTTTTCTAAGAGCTTCTAATCGCCTAGCTTTTTTTGCAGCCTTTTCTTTTGCTTCAGCCGCTTTTCTAGCTTGTTTCTTCTTATTAGTTTTATCTCGACCATTACCAAAAGGATTACCTAATCCAAGGAGATCGTCTAAACCAAAACCATCCTCTTTTTCTTCTTCTTTTTCTTCTGGTCCTTTTTTACCAAATTTTCCTTCACCACAACACTCTCTTAAAAGATCTCGAATTTCAACTAATGTATTTAATTGTCCTTCTTGAACAGCTAAAGCATTAACAGTTCTCTCTTCCTGTTTATAAGCATTCTGTTGATCTTGTAATGATGGTGATTTTGAACTAACATTATTTTCATTAACTTTATCATCTTGAGATGCACCCATGATATCATTTAAACCATCAGTTATGTGTCCAAAATTTTTATCAAATGTTGCTTTCTGTCTTTTAATTCTTGCTTCATCACTTGTGAATGCACCGAATATTTTTTGGGCACCTGAAAGTTTTGTTTTATCAATAGTATTTAATTCATCTTCTAAACTATCATTTATGCCTTGATATATTCCAGCATGATAATTTTTGTCACCCATTTTACCAGTGAATTCATTCATAGTTTCTTGAGCACGAGATTTTCTTTTTATAGGACCTGCCATCGCAGCAGTTGATTCATCTATTCGTCTCGCATAATTTAAAAGCTCTTCGAATTTATTAGGAAAGTCTCCACCTAAGTAAGTACTCATCTTTTGTTCATTAGATAATTCATTAGCACCTATAGCATTACGAATACTTTCTTCTGTTTTAAGTTTCTCATTACCTGCGCCATCATTGAGCCAATCCATAAATACTTCTTTAGGATTTCTTAAATTTCCTTCTTTATGATCATTCAGTAATTCTTTAGAACCATCAATGGCTTTCTTACCCATTTTTATAGTTCCAGAAAGCATATTCCAACCAGGAACATATCCTAAAGTCTCATCTATACCTTTTAACCAATTTTCATAAAATTCACTTTTATTATCTTTGGCTTCTCTTTCTTCTTCTGCTTTGTCTTGCATCTTTTTCAAATAAGAAGAACTTTCACCAGCTTTGATACCAAAACCTTGTGATCGAATTTGTAATAATTCATGTGCTGAAAATCTACTAATTTCAGATATTAATCCAAGTATAGATATAACTCTTCCCTCATATGAATCTGATTCATTCATTATTTGTGTAGGTGTAGTATGAATAGCTTGCACCATATTAGTGGATACACCAAAACGTCTACCAAAGTCTTTTTGTGCCTTAAGTAGATCACCTTTTTTACCTATATCATTTGCTTCATTTGCTAATCTAGTACTTGATTTACCATTTAATGTATTTGAAACTTGTCCCATAATATCAAATGTACTTTGGAACTCAGCTGAGAATCTTTCTAATCTATTTGCTAGTTTAAAAACAATACCTGGATCGTCATTTTTTCTTTGGTCACCTCTACTTAAAGTTCCATCTTCACCAAATTGATCCGATAAATGATTAAGAGCTTTGTTTGTTTTAGCTTTTCTTTTCTTATCAGCATTAGTTGTATCAGCTGCTAATAAAGGAAGTACAGATGTGTGTCCTTCAATAGATGCTAAAATTTGACCTAAGATTGCTGTACCAGCATCTATTTGCCCCATTTGTTGCATACGAGCAATAGCAGCCATATATGAATGAGTACTACCATACATATCTTCTAATTCATGAGGTTGTTTTCCGTGAACAGATGTATCTCTCTTTGTGTTTTTATTTAAATTCATCTCTGAATTTTTATTAAATATTTTATGTAAAGCAGTTCCACCTTTTGATAATGCCATAGCCATCATCATACCAGCTATCATTGGATTCATCCCTTGAACAGCAATACCTGCTCCATCCATTCCAGCTGTTTTTAATAAACCTCCTAGAGCATTAGCTCCAAAATGTCCCATAGCATCTGCGCCACCTGCTAACTTAGTAACACCCATTCCAGCTCCACCAGGAGCTAATGCAAATGAGTTTTTAGTTACATCAGCTAGACCAGTCATACCTAAAGCAGTTGAACCATAGAATACATTTTTTCCAACTTGACTAAAGTTTCTAGCAGAGTTTGTAAGAGCAGCTGCTTTATCATAATTATTTACATTACCATTTCTTGCAGCAACTCTTCTTTTATTTGCTTCTAGTGCATTAGCAGCTGCTATTGATCCAGCTGAAGGAAAACCTAATAATCCAGCATATGCTGATGCTTGTGTTACTTGATCAAATAAATGTGGAGAACCTGAGAATTTTTCAAGATTATCTTTACCAGCAGTATAGGCTGCTGTTTTAGCCAACATAGAATTCATTCGAATTGTATTAAGCATTTTATTGTGTTGTAAAGATTTCAATATAGACGATTGATTATTTTTAGCATCATATAAACCAGATAGTTCTGATAATTTTTCTAACTCAGATAAAGCTCTGTGTTTATTACTCATGTATTCCCCTTTTTGTTTATATGTATATTATATGTATATGTATTAGTTAATTGAACCTAAAAATTTGGATAAACTTTATAACATTAAAGCCATATAATCCATCATATCTAATTCTTCATGTTTTACTTTTGTTTTTGCTAGATGTTCAAATCCATCTTCTATAAGAATATCATCCATTACTTTATCTTCAATGGCATTTCTAAATCTTTGAGGAACATTATTTACATCAATGAAGTTCATAATAGTTGCAGGAGATAAAGCAAACGCTGAATATTCCCCATCTATTGTTAACTCTCCTGATTTGATCATAATTTTTCTTACATATAAACAGAAAACATAAGCCATTACAACGTCATCATGTGATTTCTTACCAGCTTCAATACGACCACTTGGAAGTTGAACTAGTGTTCTAAGTTCTTTAATTAATTCATTACTGTGAATTAATTCAGGATAAGCATTAATATGGTTCATTAATTCAGAAAACATCTGATCACGTTTACCATTACCCATCTTACCAGCGTTAGATGTATAAAGTCCAGGAATAAGTTCACCATTAGCCAACTCTTCTTGCCACACATATGATTCATAATCAAAATCATCTAGTGCTGGATCATTATATAATAGATCTTCAACAACACCTTTACCAAAACTATTTCTTTCTATAATAACTTTAAGTGTATCTGATGTTAAACCATACATTATATTCAATGCTTTAATAGCTGCTTTTAAAACTCCTGAGAATTTTTTAACAACAGCGAATTGACATTTAACAACCCCAACTTCTTGCGCATCTCTAGCTCTAACTAAACTTAGAACAGAGAAGTCGCTCGCAGGACCAGTACTTGCAGATGAATCGGCTCCAAGTAAATAAACTTCACCCGGATCAATATCATGGAACATTTTAAATTTAAGACCATGTGGTAATTGCATTTCATAACTTGCTTTTTTAGGAACAAGTTTTAAAATAATCTCATCATCAAAGATAGCTGTAGCAGACCCTAAGAATGCTAAATCAAGCTCTTGATTAATTCTTCGTTTATTAAAGTTTAGATCTTTACATTGTTGTTTATACCAAGCTTCATCTCTATTCGTTTCAGACCAATGTATTTTAACTGATATAAAACTATTTTTAGCATCATCGTTTAATACATCTTTATAATTTTCATATAATTTTTTGTTTTCGAAATCATATATTTCTTCTATATCTGTACTGTTGTCTAACATTTGATAGAATTGATTTTCACCTGCACCATTTGGAGTACTTACTCCTAAGAGTAATGTTGGATAACCATTTATCTTCGCGTATTTTCTAGCTGTACTTAATGATGGTTGCATTGATGTATAAACAATATCCGCATAGTTACAGAAAGCAAACTCATCTAGAATAATAATAGGTTGAGAAAGACCCCTACCTACTTTATCCGGATCAACAGCACCTGATACGAAACTTGTTAAAAATTTACTACCGTTTACCAAATCAATAAAAGTTGTTTTAGCAGCATCTGAAGCATTATCAACTCTCATCCAATCTGGTACCATTAAGAGTGCTTCTTTTATTCTTGATACAGCATCTTTAGCAAGAGTTGTATTAAGTGTTAAGAACATAATTTCTATTTTTGGAAAGAATATCATAGCCCAAGTAGCATATAATAAACCAAGAGTTGTTTTACCAATTTGTCGTGAACTTAATAATAACACAGCATCATGTTGTTCAAATAATTTACACAAAATTCTAAACTTTGGAGAACTTTTCCATTGTTCAGAACTTCCCATATGAATATAACCCCCTGATACTTTCGTATAGGCGTAATTTTCCATCCAATAAAGAAAACTCATTTGACACTTAATTCGTTCAGATAATTGTTGATCAACTGTCATAAATTTATTTAAAAATGTAAGATTTTTTACAAGCTTACCATTCATTAGTGATAATATTTCACCACTTGTTGGATCTAGTAAATATAAATCTTGTTCAAGTAATTCTTTATCTACTTCACAATAAGATGCTAATCTATCTAATATGTTTTTGACAGATGGGTCTGTCTGTGTTGTGCTCGTTGTACTAGAGGAGAAATGTTCTTTTTTTACAACAACATTTAACTCGTCAATTATAATAGTATCTTCAACTATATCAACAACCTCTGTTGATATAAACGAAGGTAGTAGTATACTACTAGCACCCTCACTTATATTTATAAATGAGGATTTATTTGAAGCAGAGTGTTTCTCAGTTGTACTCGAGGTAAATAAATCCATAAAATATTCCTTTTAATTAAATCGTTTATTTGTTAATATCACTTACAAAATGATTATATTAATTTTGATAATTTTACAATATTCATTTTGTATCCTTTTGGATACAAGAAAAACGCGTGGATCCTAAATGATGCCTTTTTTCACTGGGGTTAAACCCTTTGTTTATAAGGGTTTATGCCTTATATATTACTGAAAGCATCCAACTGGATAAAATCGTGTTTTTAATGTTTTACATATATTTTTAAAATTGTTTTTATTGTTTTGTATCCTTTTGGATAAATTCTAATTTTAATGATACTTTTTGTAAAACCACAAAAACTATGTTTTCACAGTTTTATCCAGTTGGATGCTTTCAGTGATATATAAGGCATAAACCCTTTGTTTATAAGGGTTCATGACCAGTGAAAAAAGGCATCATTTAGGATCCACTAGTTTTTCTTGTATCCCGTTGGATACAAAATGAACCACAAGAATAAATTGATATGAACTAATCATATCAATTTATAAATTTTTCAGAAATTAAGCACAAGAATTAGAAATTCAAGAGATTATAACACCTCTTGAATTTCTATTCAATAAATTTAATTTTTCATCATTTGCATTTATACTCAAAGCTTTATCTTTTAACCGCCTATCTGCATACATAGCTTGTATATATGCATCGTTACCATTTCCCATAACTGAATGAGTATGTAATTGTTCGTTTGTCAAATTTCCACCATTAACAGTATTACTTCTTAACATCTGTGAGAACTCTGCAGAATTCTCATTTATTGAGTTGAACATACATTCTGTAATCAAATGTTTATTTAAATGTATTTTCATAGTGTATCCTCGTATAATTATGATTTAGAAACAACCAAATCTCTTTTAAAATTTAAAACTAATTCTTCTAATCTTTTTTGAGATTCTTCGTTTATAACTTTTGATTCAAACAATGTTGATTTATATAAAGTACTTATTAAATATGCAACTACTTCAACCATATCGCCTTCGATAATAGTTTCTATTTTTTCACCTGCGTTTTTAGCAAGTTCTTTCATGATCATATTATCAGTAATATTTATAACATGGGCTTTAGTTAATATTTCACCAAGATTTTTATAATTGGTATATTTTGTTACACCCATTTCTCTTAAAAATTCTGTTTTGTCTTTACCATGAATACCATTTAATTTACTCATAATAGACCCAGTTGATGCTCCAGTAAAGTTTGCTGTAAATATATAATCAAACGCTACATCAAATCTATTTAATTTATCAGATGTTAAATCATCTTTTGAATACTTCTTAACAGTTTTTAAAGCACTGTCTCTAAGTACTTCATGTAAAGTTTCAAATAATTTTATTTTACCTTTACCTTTGATACCTGTTTTAGCCAATGCTTCAATATATAAATAATAATAAACATCTACTAATTTAAAGAAATCTATCAAATCAATTATATCTGTTAAAGTTTGTTCTAATTCTTTTTCAATTCTATTTATATTTATTTCTGTTGCATCAGTTATAGTTGTTTTAGCTTTAGATAATTCTTGTGAAGCTGTTACAAATTTAGTATATAGTTTTGCTGCCTCAGTTCTATCAGAAGCATCAACCACATTTTTAACATCTGCTACTAAGGCATTTAATTTCCCAGAGCTCATTGTTTGTGAACCGAATTCTGATACAGTTCTTCCACTAATATCAACTGTACCAAAACCTAAATGAACTATTTCTTTTTCAACGACTTCGTGAATTGCTTTCGTTTTGCTACTTGATCCAATTTTTTGTAAAACTGTTTTAATATTAGTTAAAAAAGTTTTATAATGTTTTGGATATTTTTGTAAGCGTAAAATATTTAATTGAACTGTTTTCTCACTTTTTTCACTTTTTTCTGTTTTTTCTGTATCCATATTAATTTCCTATTTTTTATAATTTTAATAAATCTTCAATTACTTTTGTTTTTATTAATTTAATTTTATTATTCCATTTTGATGGTACAAAATGAAAAAGAGTTCCTATATTATTAGCTAACAATATTATTTGAAAATAATTAGCATCACCATAATATTGTTTTGCTAATTTATCAGGTCTATATTTATAATCATCACTACAATCAATTTCAATAATATTATCAGGATGTTTTAAAAACTGTATATTATCTAAAAAAACATTTCCAACAATACTATCATTTGTAAATGCATCCATAATCATAGTATTGTTTTGATTATTATATAAAGCATTATCTATCTGTAACATTTTTATCCTTTATATAATATTTATTATGTATTAGGTATTGTGGGTGTTGTGGATGACACAGATTTACTCATATTATTTAATTTTTTTAAATTATCTCGAACTTGTTGAAGACTAGATGTTTCTTGTCCTAATTTGTTAGCAACATTTACTTTTTCACCTTGTTTCAATTGTCTTGTTGGAGAATTAACAGTTTTATCAAAATGTGTTTCAACTTTTTGTTGTCCTGAACTCATAGTATTATTAGGACGCTGAGTAGTAGTTAATTGTTTATAATTACCAACACTACCTGTCATACTATGCATATCCTCTAATATAAGATTAGATACTTTTAGTAAAATATTATTTGTACTTTCAGAAAAACTTGATACAGGTTGTGTTACACCATCAATACCATTTGATTTAGAAGTTGTTTTTATTTGATTTGTTATAACTTCTTTTGCACCTTGTAATGAATTAGCTAATCCATCTTTTGATTCTTGTGTTCTATTTGAAACAAGATGTCCTGCTTTTGTTAAAGTACTCTTATGTGGAGAGTTTAAATTTTTTTGAACATCACCTAATGTTGATTCTTCTATAGATTTAACTTTTTCAACAACTTTTTCAGGTAGTTCTGGATCCTTGTCTAATTCATCATTAATAGATTTTTTCGCATCATTAACATTATATTTTTCCAATTTTACTGGATTTGTTAAAATTGGTTTAGCTTTAGTTAATAAATCATTACCAACAACACCAAGCATTTGGTCTTCTAATAATAATTTTTTATTTATAATGACTGTCATTATAATCCTTTATCTTAATATTTACTTATAGTATTATAAGCGTTTAATGCGTGTTTTGTTTTATCATCATATTTTGGAATATTTATTTTTTGATTAAGAAATATTTGTTTTGGTTGAGGTTGAGTAGACTGAATATCGTATGGTTTCTCAGAAGATTGTTGTGGATTGTAAGCTCTAGCTAAATGTATATGATTTAAAGTTCGAAGTCTTTCATCAATTTTTTGAATTTTATGATCAATAATAGCATTAGTTTTATTCGTAACATCTTCAGCGTGTAAAGCACGCATAGTATCTTTTAAACCATCTTTAGGACTTAATATAGTACCGTAGATAGTCTTTCTACTAACATGATACATCTCTTCAATGATGCCATATTTTATTTTATCTGTTAGAATATATTTCATTATCTACCTCTTAGTTTAATTGTTAAATTAAACAATTGTTATATATGATCAGGTGTTGTATGATCGTTTGTTTGTGTAGCATATCTATGTGATGGATCTTGTTTCTCCATATGATTAGCCATTTGATTCTGTTTCATTCTATCAGAAACCATTTTTTTAAGTCTAGCAACATGACCATCGTTATCAAAATTACCTATAGACATAAGTCCACCACTTGATTTTGCAACCATATTCATAAATTCACCTTCGTTTAAAAGCACTTGTTTGTTTATTTGAAATTTCATTTTCGTTTCCTTTTGTTTTTTGTGATTGTTGTGATTATTGTTTATAAAAAATAGACTAATTGATCAGAACTTGGTGTTTTATTTAATCTATCTAATGCATCTCTTTTTAATTCTTTACCATCATTTATTAACTCATCAGCATTTAGCTCCATTTGACCAAATGGAGTTGTAACATTATTAAATTTTTTACGAATTCGACCAACTTTAACCATAATGCTAGCTGTTGCTAAATCTAAAAATTCTTGCCATAAAGAGGTATCAACTGTTTCTGGACCTAAATGTACAGCACCATATTCCACTATAAAGTTAAATGATTCGTAACTCATAGCTGGTCTTATAACATGTAATTCATCCGGTCTTACAAATTTCCAAGTAGTCTCAGCTCTAACCATCTGAGACATTTGTGAATAATTTTGTCTTATTAAGAAATCAGTTATATCACCTGAACCAGTAGCATTGATTTGAGAAAAATCTAAACTTGTATACAATGCTTCTGGTATAACTCTTTTGATTTCAGAAATACCATATTCTAAATCATCTTTAAATTTATAAATAACTACAGGTGACTCAGTTACAATATCAGCAACACTCATTCTATAATATCTAATATTATCACTGTATGATGAAAATATTGGCATAACTTGTTCTTGAATATTTGTGATTATTTCTCTATCTGTTATTTCTAGTTTAGTATTTCCACTACCTAGTTCACCATGAATATGTGATAAAACTATTTTCCACGTTTGATATAACATGATATTCCTTTGTTGTTAATATTTTTGGTTTTTGTTTATGGTGTTTGGATAACAGTTGCTTTCATAATGCGGTTGTTCTTTTATCCAAACATCATAAACAATTGTTTATGATGTTTTTGTTTTTAATAATTATTTTACAATATTACCAGATTTATCTACTAATAATGCTTTTTTCGGATTGTTTGCAATATTGCCTGGTACAATAATATCGGGATTATTTTTTCTAAATCTAAGTTTACTTCTATGATTTGCTAAAGCTTCTTTAGCATCTCGTTGAGCATTTACTAATAATGGTGTGACATGTTTTTCAGGTAGTATTGAATCTTTTCGAGCTGTAAATAATTCATGTGCTAACATAGGTCTAGCTATTTTTGATATAGGTTTAGATTTGTCTAAACCATTCCCTTTCCAAGACTCTTCTATAATGCTAGCAAAGTCATTAGCTAATACATTTTTAACACCAGCCATAACACCTTCTTCGATTAATAATCCTCTAAGACTTTGAGTAGCCTCATTAATCATTATTTTACCTTGAAGAACTGTTTTCTCATCTAATCCTGATACAGTTGATTCTTCTAATAAACCAAGTGTATATTTGTTTCTAATATTTTCTAATATTAAATCTAGTTTCATCGTTTATCCTTGTTTTGTTATTGTTTATAATATATATCAGATAAAGTACCATCTGGGTTTAAAATATTTACCTTTGTATTTGAATCGTGATATGTACTTGGTGTTGATTGTTTAGGTGTTAAATTTCTTAAAGCATCATTTTTAGATTTGAACATTAAACCACTTTCACCTGTTGTTGCTTGAACGATAGCATTATTTAAATTTAATTGATACATTTTATTGGGAACATATCCTTTTATTCTTTCTGATAATTTATCAGAATATTGATTATGTTCACCTTTTATTCTTTCTGATAATCTATCATAATTTATAGCGTTCTTAACACCTGTTTCTTGATTAGCGAAATAATCATGCGTTTGTGGTGTTAATGGTTTTTTAAACATATCTCGCTCTTGTCTAACATTTGCTAATTTTTCACGATTTGCAATAATTTTATCAGCTAATGCTTGTCTTGGCGCAGATCCTCTTACACCAAGACCTGGATAAGCAGCCTCTTCTATAATATTAGCAAAATCATTTGATAATACATTTTTGATACCAACCATAACACCTTCTTCGATCAATATACCTCTAAGACTTTGAGTAGCTTCGTTAATCATTATTTTACCTTGAAGAACTGATTTCTCATCTAATCCCACAGTAGTTGATTCTTCTAATAAACCAAGTGTATATTTGTTTCTAATATTTTCTAATATTAAATCTAATTTCATTTTTTATCCTTATTTCATAATTTTTAAATTTCGGAGAATGTCGTGCATTTTTCTTTGATTTTGTTCATCAGGTGGAACGACTACACCTGTATCATTTAAAAATTGTCTCATAGCTTTTTCATGCTGACCATTTGGATCATATTCTATTGTTGATTGTTCTGGTTGTGATGATTGCACTGGTACGATAGGTTCATGTTGAACAGAAATATTTGGTACTGTTTGAACAGGTTGATGATGTAAAGCTGGATTATATAAATCAGGCTTATCTTGACCAGGTATTAATTGGTATTGTGGAACAGATGGATCTGTTTGATTTTGATCTATAATATGATCTGTTTCAAAACCTTCAAACTCTTCTAATAATTTACCTAAAACACTAGTTGCTTCATTTATTAATATTTTACCACTAAGTACCATTTTTTCATCAATATTATTTAAAGATGATTCCTCAACTAATTTTTTTGTTTGTTTTAATCTAATATTTTCTAATATTAATTTATTTTCATTCATAAGGTTTCCTTTTTGATTGTGTGATTGTCTTTGTTTTTAATAATTTTACGCTTATTTGTTAATACTATTAAAAACAAAGATAATTAATTTTTATAAAAATTATCCTTGTTGATTGTTTATTCATCGTTCATCTGTATTTTGTAATTATCTTCTAGCGTATCTTTGAGCTAATGTTAAACCACCTGCACCAAGAGCTGCACCAGCTAGACCACTAGCTAAACCAATATTTAATTTAGCAGCATCATTATTTTCTTTAATTCTATTCATATCCGCTCTGAATTTATCAAATAGAACTTCTTCATCACTATTTTTATCAGCTGTTATATAACCTGATGTTGTTAAAGCTGAATCCTTTACAGTTGCGGGATTAAAATTTCTGTTAATCAACTGTTGAGTACCATCTGCTGCCGAATTATAAGCATCACCAACATCACCTAAAATTTCAGAAAACTCTTCAAACATTGATTCAAGAATCAATGTTGACCTTTTAGCATGTTCAATAGAAGTTGCTTCAAGAATTGATTTGTTAATAAGTTTTAGCTTTGTATTTTCTAAAAGAAGTTTGGAATAAGTAGTCATAACGACTACTTATTCTTTATTCGGTTCAGTTATTAAAGCAGATTCTTCAATAATTTTAGCGAAATCATTTGCTAAAGCACCTTTAACACCTGCCATAACACCCTCTTCAAGCAATATACCTCTAAGAGTCATTGTAGCCTCGTTAATCATTATTTTACCTTGAAGAACGGATTTCTCATCTAATCCTGATACAGTTGATTCTTCTAATAAACCAAGTGTATATTTGTTTCTAATATTTTCTAATATTAAATCTAATTTCATTTTTTATCCTTATTTATTTAACTTTACAAATTATAAAGTTTATTTAGCTTTACGTTTTTGTAAAGCATTTGTAGCTTGAGTTCGTATACTCTCAGCAGATGGTTTAAAGCTGTGTCCAGCATTAACAACATTATCTCTCATATTTCCAGGACCATTACGACCAGTATTAAATGAATTTTTAGCAGCTGTTTGTTGCATACTATTTAGTTTATCTTTGGATGTACCATTCATAGTAGTATTTCGGAAATGATTAACTACTGATGAATTATTTACAGCTTCTTTAGCTTGTCTAAATTTATCAGCTGTTTGACTATTATTTATAGTATGAGCAGCACTTTTCGCTTTGTCAACAGCATAATCTTTTGTCGCATTAAAACCTTGTTTAGCAAGGCCTGCTGCGTATCTACCTGGAGCATTATTTGTTGCATAAGTTAAGGCTGCTAAACCTAATCCACCTGTTGCTATCTTACCATAATGATCTCCAAGAAAAGAGTTCTCTTCTGGTTTAATAGGAGATGAAGCTGGTACAGCTGTACTTGGTTGAGCTGGTTGATTAGGTTGATTAGGCTGAGCTGGTTGATGTTGTTGAACAGGTTGATTAGGTTGATGTTGTTGAACAGGCTGCTCAACTTTTTCATCTTCATCACCAAGTCCAACCATTTCAGGATTCATATAAGCATATGCGCCTAAACCAGCTGCACCAATACCATAAGCCGCACCGTTTCGTTTAATATGATCTAAAACTCCCTCTTGTATTAATTGGTGTTTAGTTATAATCATATTAATAACCTCGGTTATTTCTATTAGTCATCCTTGAACCTACATATCCAGCACCTAATGCACCTAAACCTAGAGCATAATTATTAAAATTATCATTAACATGTGTTCTAGCTGTGTCTAAACCAGAATGTAACATAGCTTTAGCATCATCAATTTTCTTATCAGTTGATTGATTATATTGATTAACCAAATTAGCATTATGTTGTGCTTCAAGAGCTTTTATCTTATTTTCATATTCTGGATTAGAAATTTGATGAGCAGGTTTGTCTGCCATTTGTATCATTGATTTATCATGATTCGATTGCATATCTGCCATTTGTTGCTTTTGAGCTTCTAATTGTTTTGTAAAATCAGCATGTTGATTTTGTAATGCTTGTGAATAACCAGCATTAACATTATCTAATCTTGCATCACCTGCATTGTGTTGATTTTTTAGATGTCCCGCATACATATCATGAATTGATTGTTTATCTTTAAATGTTTGAGTGCCTATAAGAGTTTTATGAGCAGCCTCATTATTAATTCTATCTAAATTAGCTTGAGCTTGTTCTGCTGAATCTGATACATGTGATTTTATAGCACTAGGCAAATGTTGCATAGTTTTTGTAAAATTATGTGCATCATTTTGCATAGCTTCTTTTGCACCTGAACCAAGGTTACCTAAATAATCAAATATTCCACCGTCTTCTAAAAGAAGTTTTTTATTTATTTTAACCAACATAAGGAAGTCCTTATGCTAAGTTTGCTAAAATTTTTGAAACTACTGATGATTGTGGGCTTGCGCTAACAATTTGTGTACTTTCTTCAATTGCTTGTGCTTGTGCTGGAATTTGTGTATTTTCTTCCATTGGGTCTTGAGCTGGATCTACAGCAGGCGCTTCTGGTTCTGGAGCAGCAGCAGGATCTAAGGCAGGATCAAGATCTGGAGCTTGTTCTGAAGCATCTGGAGCACTGTCACCAGCATCAATTGGAGTTAATGAACCTGAAGCAGGATCAAATAAATAAGCATTACCAGCGGCATCATATAATTCAATTCCTTCAGCTTCAGAAGGAGCATCGTCTACTTCTACTTCATCTGGAATAAAATCTTCAGCTGCTTCCATAATTACAGTTGAACACATATTGTGATAAAATTCAGCCTCTTCTAATGTAACTGAACCTTTTGTTCCAAGGTGTCTAAGTACCATTGAGTCTGTAACCATATTAGTTGCTTCTTCTAAAGTTTTTCCTAAGCTTTGTGCTAATCTTTCGTTTAACATATTGTTTCCTTTTTTGTTTGTTTTTCTTATATACTTTTGATGGTTTTATAATAATTAATTTGTACTAAATGTACACAATTTTCTTAATTTTTAAATAATTAACAGTTAATTAGTTTAATTCCATTTTTACTCCTACAAAGGAAACCAGATCAAAATAATGAAATTGTCTGGAAAGGTATAATTATTTGTTAATTAAAAGTTATTATTTCTATAAATGAAAATTCATTTAAGACGATATCCTTCAATTCTTGTTTATATTGAGGATTTAATACTATACTATTTTTATCTATTAGAGAGTCTTTTTCAAAATATCCTAATTCAAAATATAATATAGTCACATCACTAGCAGGTTTAGAAGAATCATCCACTATATATATAGCAGCACTTTTACCATACAATAAATCTTTTGTACCTTGTGTTAAAAGTACTTCACTTTTATCTTCTGAAAAATCTTTTTTAGAAAGTGAAATAATTTTACTAGCTTTATTTTTATTTGATGAATATATATCATTATTCATATCAATTAAAATTGGAAGATTTGTATCATGATCAGATGTATTAATAATTATTTGAATACCGTCTATTCGATTGGTATCTATTGAATTCTTTCCAATAATATTTGGAACCTTTAATTGTATATCAAAACTTATATTGACGCCATCTCCAGCGTTATCCACGCTTCCTTCAACTGTTTTCTGCTTATCATGATTTAATACTTTAAAAATAGGTTGGTTTGAATATAAAGCATATTTTTTGATTGTACCATCAATAGCTCTATACACAACGTTTTCAACATCATCAGTTGGTTCCCAATTAGTAGAAACGCTATCTAATTCGATATAAGCATTATAAGTATAATCATAAAACATATAGTTTTGTGGAAGGGTTGATAATATAATATTGTTATAATTGAATATGTCTGCTGGATTATCTAAATTAATTTTAACATCTATAAATAAATTAACCCATTTAAAATCCAATAATACTGATTCTTGTTTTGTATTATTGTTCGCTATATGTTGTATAGTGTTCTCATTGAATTGATTATATATTGATCTAAAAAATGCATGATTTGTATCATCATTTATTTTAATAGATGATAAATTAATATGACAACTAGGGAACTCTGTTATATGATTTTTATAGAGTTTATAACTTAAATAAGATTTATCAGAATAATTAAATTGATAATGATTTATATCTGGAAAAGCATTTGCTATAAACGCTTTGAATGATTTTAAGAAATCAATATAATAATTATGCATCAGATACTCCTGAATATTTGCCTAGACCAAGATTTGTATAATCTTTGGGATTTGTATAATCTTTGAGAACTGCTAATGTATGATTATCATAATTTACAAAACTAACAAAATCAGCTGTAAAAGTGTTTTCATTCTTTTTCTTTAATGCCCAAATTTTATCATCTATATATGTATTTATATCTATTGTATCATCTGCAAATTTTGCTTGCAAGATATCTATACAACAAGATGTACATATATCATAATCACCTTTTTGTAAAAACGTAGCTGGTTCTTTATCAACATTTATAAAAAATGATACATCTTTTCTTTCAACTATTGTTGATCCACAACAATCACATTCTCTTTTTTTAACTTCTATTATCTTTACCATAAGTATTCCTTTAAATTAAATTTATCGAACCGTTTCTAAAAAAGTATCGATATCATAGTACATATTACTACTAAATAATATGCTATAATTTTCTTCATAATTATAAGAACGATTAACAATAAAAATAGTTGTGACATCTGAGTCATCTAATTTATTAATAAATGTATATTTTGATACATAACATTTATTATTTGGTTGAGAAAAAACACAAATATCATATTCATCTATAATAATATTATAGATGCTTGACACTGTGTTTTTAAAATCATATATTTTTGATTTATCAATTGTAAAGATATTATTCTTCTTTAATAACACTTTATTCAAGTTTCTAATGAACTTTAATTTAATATTAAATACTTTATTAATGTATTCATAGTTTAAAGATAATCTATAAAGATTACTGTCTTTACTCAACTTTAAATAAAAATAAGGCTCTTTACCAATCATAAGTGGTATTTTTTTAATAATTTGTGTCGCTATTGTATTATTCTGCTTCAAGACCTGCTCCTCTAAAATAAACTTCTACTAAATTTAAAGAAGCGAGATCTTTAATATCTATTGGATTTTCTTCCATTGTTGGAATTTTGTGATTTTTAATAATTGATTGGATCATATTTTGTTTTGCTTTTCGAGCATCTGATTTATATGAATGTAGCTCTTTCATTATATTATAACCTTGAACTGATAATAAACTATTTGCATCATACAATCCTATAGATATCGCTCCAGCTCCCTCTTTTGTACCAGTTTTACCTTGACCAGTTATATAATTAGATTTACCATTAATAGAACCACGAGTTGAACTCATAGCTTTAGGGAAATGTTCTAATAGATGAACTGGTAAAATACCAACAGGAACTGATTTATATGTTTTGATACCATTATTTTCTGTAATAATAACTTTCTCATTTAAAGGAACATCTAAAACCTTAGCTGCTTCTTTTATATGAGCCATTGTTATTTTGTTTTTAAATGGTGGCATTAAGGCTGGGAAAGCTGGATTGTTTAATGCATCAGAACCATTTATAACTGCTAAAATATATCCTGGAGAGTTATCAAAGAACGCATTTAATTGATGTATAAACATCTTATCTCTTGTTTCATCTAAATGTTCAAATACAGATAATACTAATCTTTTTATTTGCGCTATCTTATTCTGTTTCGCTAATTCTTTACAAGCAACATTTAAAAAATATATAACTTTACCTAAATACATTGATAATAATATACTTGGATTCTTTCTTGAAATAATAGATAAAGATGTACCTATGAATTCAATTTTTAAACCTGTTTCAGCTGCTATTGGTTCTTTACCAACAGGTATTATATATTGTACAGTGCCTTTTCCACCAGAACTAGTTAATGTAAATTTAGAACCATTTCTTACAGGATTTGCTTGCTCAATATATATTTCGATAATAGATCCATCAATTAATTCACCATTTACTTTATGACCACCAATAGTTAAAGATTCACTATTTTCTAAATGATCTATACATTCTGAATATTTATTTGGATTATCTTTAGTAGATAATTTACAACTATTTATTTTATCTTGTAATGGTTGTATTAATTTTGAATGAAGAGCTGTAATTTGTTTTTGGGCATTCTTATTATTAAGTTTTACAACAATGTCTCTAATTTTTCCACCAGGACTCTTATATATATAAGATTTACCTTTTTGTTCAAGACCTATAAATTGATCATCTGTTGATATATCATCATCATTTAAATCATCATGATTTAATAAATCTGTATCAGAAGTGTATTCACATAATATTTCACCGGGTTTCGTATCAACTCCATGGATAATATTAAATTTTAATAATTTTGAATTACTTGGAACCTTTATAGTAATCTTTTGAAGAATATTATTCTCATATTTTTTATCTAAAGATTCAGCAACAACCCAACCATCTTCGTAATTTAATCCAAGATAACCCATTTCAGCAACGACTAAATTTTTACCGATTGCTAATTTTTGATGCTTCATAGAATTTGATACGGCTAATAATTGACCTTTTTTAACTTTTTGGAACTTATTAACTAATAGGTTATATTCGTTTGGTAAATATATACCCCTTTTTGTTCTAGACTTAACCATAGAATAATCAACCGTATCTACAGTTTTATCAGCATACTCTATTGTTATAATATTATTTTCAATATTTAATATTTTACCATCTTGTTTAGCTTTTTTAGAAAAACGTTCAGATGCTAAATATGGTATATAACTTTCAAATGCTGTTTGAACTAAAGGCACATCCGGATTATTAATTTGAGTATATTGAGCTGTTTGTTGATTACCCATAATACGTCTTGTTGTATCATCGTACTCAAAAAATGCTGATAAGCTTTCAACTGGTGATAAATTTTCAAAAGGATTACTATCATTGTTAAATTCTTTTTGAATAATACTTCCATACTTATCTTTAAATTTAGCAGCATTAGTCATTGTCTGTGAAACACCTATACCACCATATTCATTTGTAGCTGTTGGTCCAATTGTACCAAAATAAGATTTATTTAAATCTCTTTTATGAATACTCATCATACTTTTCTTTTCATTACCAAGACCTGCTTTAGTAACTCGCATACTCAACATAATTTCTTCTAATGGATTCAATGTTTTACTATATTGTAAAACACCCGCACCAATTAATTCATTTATAATATAATCTTCAGGCATAACTATTTTAGCTTTTGATAAAGATTTTTCTTTTTTAAATTTTGATATAGCTTGTTGAAACTGTTTGTAAACAGTACCAACAATGATTTCACCCATTCTTATACGAGAATTTGATAAATCATTAATATCTCTTGCACTTGAATTTACTCTAGCGTTTATTAATGGAACCATATCAAGAGCATAAATTTTTCCAAGAGTTGTTTGATTCCCTCTATCTTTTAAAATCTTTTTAGTACTTCCGTCTATAAATTTATAATACATATCTAATAATTTAGCAGTTTCACCAACACCTAATTTATCAACAAGTGCTTGAGTATATGCTTCTTTAATACTATTTATTGTATTATCTTTTACAGCGAAATCTTTTATTTTATATCTAGATAAACCATTAGCATAATATTCTTGAGTTTGTGTTTTTGGGTATAAACATAAGTAATAGGTTTTCTTATCTTCTGTTTTAAATTGTATAACTGTTTTAGCTTCATTGTCTTTCTTTTCTAATATTTGAAAAGGTAAATCCATTATTTGAAAAGCTTCATCAGTTGTATCTGGACTAATTAATAAAAATATACTTAGTGGTATTTTTTTTCCTATAATTTTTATCTCATAATATGGTTTAGAGGTAGAATTCTTATTTAAAACACTATTTGATAATAACTCATTTGATATATTATTATATATATTAAATATGAATGAATTTAATTCAGATATAGGTCTATAATCAATATCACCAGACTCTCTTTTATATGTAATAAACCCAGAATTTTCAACAATTTGTGCGTACTCAACAACTCTTGGTAAAGAGTTTGGTAAATCTGTTTTTGATACAGTATAAAATCGTAAAGCTGATTCTTTTTCATTAAGCTTTATTTCGTTTGTAAAATCTATTTTTATGGATTTAGACATAATTATTCCCTTTATATAGTAATTTCTAATTTTTTGTATCCAAATGATTCTAAATCAGGTATTCCATATTTGTTACCTATATCGTTTTTAGATGCATTAGAGAATGATTCATCTTTCTTAACTTTACCTAAGGCTTTTAAATTATTAACAAGAGTTTGTTCAACATCTTTAAAATTCATTTTAGCATTAAGTTTTGTATTTTTTAACTCAACATGACTTATGCTGAAATTTGTAAATAATCTTATAAGATTTGGTTGAACTTTTACAATTGGTTGCGGAAACATTTGAGAAATCATAATATAATTGTTACCACCAAGTTTTACATACTTATCATTTACAACGACAGGTGTTCTAAATTTTAATGGATATGGTTTATCTGTAGTATTACCGTAATCTTTATGCGATATTTTAACAGTGAACTCTTTATATCTATTTTTATTATCATCGACTATTTTTTGAGTTATACTATGAATAGTAATATCTACATCAGGTTCTGATTTTAAAGTTGATTCAATTAAAGCTTCAATATCTTCATCAATATTTTCCATCAATTCTTTATATTGTTTATTGTAAGAACTTAATGTTTTTAATCCAACTATCTCTTGAGTATCAAATACACCAAGATGTGGAATAGTTATATCAATAAGTCCGTTATATTTATTATTAACATCGTCATGTAGTTCTAACACATTCGATATATGTTTCTCATGATCTAAGGATTTGTCATTGAATAACATTTTTAATTTATCTTCAAAACTTCCAACTAATTCTGGTTCTTTATCTATAAGTGATTTTATTTTGCCAATAGTATCTTTTTTTACATCATCTTCTGCATCATCCAATATAGATGATAATTTTTTGATTTCAGTTCTAAGAGCTTCTAATCGTGTTATATTATTACCAGCTTGAGCATGAATATCTTCTATAGTTAATTCAGTGCCTTTTGTTATATTTTTTGTTTTATTCGTCATTATCAAACGATACATAGCATTATTAAATTTCAAAACAGTTCTATTCTCTTTATCTAATTCTTTTGTAGTTAATGGATAATATTTATTATTCATAAAATATACAATACTTTCAAATTCAAGATGTAATCTATTGCCTTGTAACTTGAAATAATATTCAAGAAGTTGTATAAAATCAGTATTGGTTTCAGATACAGTTGTAGATATATTATCACCATATATAAGTAAACATTTTTTAGTTTCTTTTGGATAATCTTTTATAATTGAATCTAACAATGTAAATAAAGTTTCAATCACTATTTTTTTACTTCTTGATTTTGATAAACTTATAATATCTGGTGTTATAGCTGACATATCAAATAATGATGCTTTAACCTCTAGTGTTTTCGAATCAGGTATTCTATTATATTTGAATGCTGGATATTGTTTTTTAATTTCAGCAAAATGTTTTTGTGAAGATAATTTTTTTCCAAGAAAATTTGGAATAATCCCAGGAACTGTTATAGTATGGAATAAACTCTTATTCTGATTTTTTAAGAATAAAAAAATATCATTAAGTGTTTCATTTATAAAGAAAACATTATCTCCTAATTTTGTCGTAGGATCAAAGAAATGCACATCTGATATAGGTGTATGTGAAGTATATAAGACTGATGAATATTGCATTATTGTTCCTTTTAATTTCTTTATTTATATGTATGTATTTGTTTGGATCACATATAAAAGTTTGTTTAAATTATTGACGATTTTTAATAATTTAAACAAACTTTTAAAAGTTTGTTTTGTGTGTTTAAGTATGATTATATATGTGATGATCTCATATATAATTCACCTATTAATTTTTTATTAAAGGCTATTGCGTTATATACATCTTTTACCCTTTCGGTATCAGCTTGCATATAACCATTAGCTAATAATTTATCTAATAATAAATTGGCTTGATCTATTTTATAATTTAAAGCATCTTCATAATACATAGTATTTAAAATAGATGCTTCTTTAATATCATAATAATATTCGCAATTTTTTACAATATCGTTCTTCATTTTTTTCCTTTAAATCTTAAAATACTAGAAAATACTAGAAAAGATATTTCATAATAAACATTAAGTCAACATCAACTCTTGGTTCAATATATGGTGTAGTACCTATCATACTTCTTGCATAATCATAAGTTGTATGTTTATATTCAATTGATAAATTTAGTCTAGTATTTAAATTTGTACCAATATAAGTTGTTTTAGAATTTCCTAATAAACCTAAACCGTATTCTGAATTAGGATTACCATTATTAAACACCATATTCTTACGAGTAGAACAATATTTTTCAAATCCAACAAAACTATCATAATTTGCTATATCAAAATGATAATTAACTCCTAATAAATTATGAGAACCTTTTCCATCTAGATCAACAGGGACAGTTACTAAAATTTTATAAACCGGATGTATAATCGAAGTACTATCTATACCATTTGTTTTTGATTCACTATAAATACCATACAATAATAAACCTGATTCAGATATATCATCATATTTAATCCCGTACGAATTTACCTCACTTGATAAATAGTAGTTGTCATCTGCTTTGATATCCAAATTCATATAATTATATAAGAATTCAATTTTATCAAATTTTAAATAAGCATCAACATATCTTCCAGATGTACCTTTTAATCTGATACTAAATTTTTCATCATTATCTAATGGATAATATTTTGCCTCAGCTTGTCCATATCTTATTCTAACTTTTTCTAAGATAGAATTTTCTATATCTTTATTATATGTTAAAAATACACCTTGTCCAGCATTATCAACAACTGTAAATAATAAATCCGATTTTTCAAAGTTGTTTGTTTTTATAGAGGAAAATGCTCCATCATGGGCTGGCATTTGCCCAACACTTAATGTTAAACTGTTATTAATATTAACATTCATTAATAATTCATTTAACGAAATAATATTTTGTGACTCAGAATGTTTATCAGTTAAAGGTTCATACAATGCTGGATATTTATAAAATCCTAATTCACCTGTTAAATTTAAATAATCATTTACATTATATCTATGATATGTTTCAAATTCTAGAGAGACTGTATTTTGTTCACCCTCTTTATTACTATCAAGCGAACTATATTTTACAGTTAATTCATTTATATGATTTCTATCTAATGCAAAAGAATTTGTAAAACTTATTGTAATAAAGAATACAATAGAGACAAATGATGTTTTGTAATTTTTATAATTTTTCATTATCTATCTCCTATATTATGTTCAAGATTCTTAAAGTTGTCGCTAGATGTTATCAAACAACTCATTAATATATTCTTTTTAGTTTCTGTTAATTTATCTCTACATTCTGGTAAAATATAATTATGTAAAGTATTCTTATATTTTACCCTCATCCAACCTTTAGAACTTTTTATTTCGGGAGAAATAGAAAATTCTCTAAACATTTCATGACATATATACTTAGGATAAACTATATCATTCATAATATCAGCATCTATATTTGATGTTAAAAATATAAATAAAATACTTATGTTTCGCAATCTTTTCAATTGTATCATACAGTTCCTTTCTGTGTTGTGTTTGTTTCAACTTCTAGTATATTGTCTTGGTTATCATCAGGTGTTAAATCTTTTAAATAAGCAGGTATCATTATTAAAAATACAGAACCTTTTAAAGATGTTTCAATTAATTTTATATTTCCACCAACATCTGTTAAAAATTGTCTATTTAAATATAAACCAATTCCTCTACCTTTTCTAAAATATTCAGGTGTAAGCCATATTTTTAAATCCGTTAAAAACTTAATATACATTTTCATGAATATGTTTTTACTATCATTAATTTTTCCATATATGAACTCACCTTTCTCATTTTTAGTACTCCAGTAAGGATCAAAAATATTCTCATATTTTTCCTTTGGTAATATTAAACCATCAAAACCTCTAACACCTGTACCTTTATCAATAATATATAAGTATAACATTTTAGTTTCTGCTCTATATTTAGCACTTACTTCAATTCTATCAGCCATAGCATCAAGCGAATTTTTAAAATGATTTGTAACAACATTTAAAACATCAGCATTGTTTAATTTTTTATTATCAACACCATATTTTTTTAAATCAGTTGGTACATTTATAACATAATTTGTCTTTTTATAATTAGTCATAGCATTAGCACCATATGAAACAATATCATATACAGTTTTGTTTCCATTACTATATTTAATTTGTTTCATGTTGCTCATTTTATCTAATACAGTTTTAATTTGGTCAATAGCTGCATATATTTGATCAAATGTATAACTCATACCAACACTATTTAAATGAATTTCTAAATTTCTTATAAGTCCATTTATTATGGCGATAGGTGTATTTAATTCGTGATGAACATTTTCTGTTAACAATTGTAGATTCTTTTCTCTAAGTATAGATGTAACACCCATAACTTGTTGAAAATTTCTTTTCTTTATTTGAAGTTCTTGATGAATAAAAAATATTAAGAAGAATAAAAAGAAAGATGTATTCATAACTAACCAAGAACTTATTATCGCTTGCATAGCTAAAGATTGTTCCGGTATAATAAATATACCATAATCTTTTATAGAGTATAAAAATTTTAAATCTTTAGTTAAACTAACATCTCCTATAGTAGCATAAGTCGTATACGATTCAGTTCTATTTTTAGTATAGTTATCAAATGAAAATCGTCCATTTGATTTTGAGAAATTTTTATACATATTTTGATTATAAGTATATATAGAAATATTATCACAATTTGTAACATTACATAAATGTTCTGGATCAATATCATTAAATTCTATTATGGTGTTGGTTATAGTTGATTTTAAATTATTAGATCTATTATCAACCATAACATAATAATTATACAATAATAATAGATTTATAACAGTTGCATAAATAAGAGCTGTTCCAAAAAATTTTTTGATAGTTGACTTCAAGTCATTTGATAAAATAATTGCCATTTGATAATCCTATATTATTGAGATAATTACCAACTAGTGAAACCTACTTTAGATGTTCCTACTGTTGGGGTAGCTGTTGCGGTTACTGTTTGTGTAGCTGTGGGGGTTGGAGCCGGAGCAGCTGTTGGATATGAATCAGTTATTCTTTCCATAACATCAATTTTATTTTTAGTCATAAAATATGTTTTATAAACATCAGTTTCTGATACTAACTTAATACCCATATTCACGATTGTTTCACGAAACAATTCACTAGCACTCAATAATATTGTTAAACTCTCATTATCAATTCTAGCTGTAATAGGTGTCACAAGGTGTTCATCCTCTGATGAATCAGCAAGAGTTCCAGAATAGATTTCAGTAGTTCCAAAATTATCAAATTGATTTTGAAAATTATGCAAATGTGCTTGATCTGCTGGTGCTTCATAATTAGTACTTAACTGTGGTTGCTGTGCTGGTTGTGCTGACTGTACATGATGTACTGGGTGTGGTTGTATATAACTACTACCAATAACATTACCACGATTACCACCGCTTGTAGTTCCAACAGCGGCCAATGGTTCATAAGGAGGAGTTGGCATCATAGTGTATATCCTTTAACATTATCAAATTCTAAATAGTCTTCACCTATTACAGTATTAATTGGTAATACAATATTTTTTAATAAATAAGCACCACCACCAGATATAACTACACTATCAGATAACTGTAGTGTTTTCTTTTCTGAAACCAGAATACTGTTCATTAAAGTTTGAACAAAATGCTCTTTTGCTTTAAGAATTCTTTCCGGCACTTCTGGTTGAAGTTGTCCTCCAAAACTAAATGAGTTCTCTAGAAAGATTTGTGTAGCTTCTTGTTCACTAAAAGGAATTTTGAAAGTGTGTTCTAAATAAGCAGTAAAAGGTTTAATAATGGTAACAACACCATGATCTGGAAATCCTTTTGATTTTTGTGGAACTGGTCTACCTTTTTCATAATGTAAAAAGTTAATAGTTTTATAACCAATATCAATTATTGATAATTTATTAGGAATATTGTTTTGTAGATTATTACTTACAATATAACTTCTAAAACTTCCTTCACCTTGTGGACCAACTAAAGTTACATCATTTTCAATAACTTCACCATTACATTCAATTGTTGCTAATCTTTTTTCAAAAGATTCTCTTTTTGCTTGGTCACCCCAATCAATTAACGCTAACCCGGTTTTAATATGAATTCTTTCTTTTATATTCAATTTTTTAATAATGTGATATAAAATAATTGGACTAAATTTATATAAGAATGCAAAATCAGTTGTAGTGAATGAATTTTCAGTCGCTTCACCAACTGTATATACTTCACCTTCAAATTCATATGTATCGACATTACCAAAAGCAATACCTGAATCATTATAATAATTAATAGTGCTTTGTATTTTATAAAATTGACCTTTCCAGCTAATTTTAACACCATTATATCCTAGATCTAAACCCAAAGTATTTAAAGTATTTAATTGTTCCATTTTGATTCCTTATTTCTGTTCTGCATCATTTGCAGCTCTCTCTTCTAATATTCTGCTAGAAAATTTTGCAGCTTCTCTATGATCAATATGTTTTAAAGTTATACCAGCAACATAATTATCATATTCTTCTGATAACTGATCTGGTGTAAAGTCTGGAAATTTTAACATAATTTGTGTTTTTATATTATCTTCTGAATTTTCTAAAACTTTTAGATATTCTGTTTCTAATAAGAATATGATACCATTATGTGTAGATATTAAAAATACATCTTCTTGATTTTGATCTGATGTAGCTATAGCTCTAAATAATAAAGTATTTGATATTTCAAATATGTCTTGGTTTTGTTTCACTAATTCAAGCAACGCTGAATTACCTGATTGTTTTATAATATTTTCAATTTCTTCAATTTTATCAGATGATAAATTTTGTGTTGGTTCTTTTTGCATAAGTATTTCCTTTAATAATTACAAGCTATTTCAAAGCTTGATAACATTTAGATCTTTCTAATTTAAGAAGATCACCTAATTCAACTGCATTTAAATAATTATAGTCTGTGAACATAGCTTTGTTTTCATATATAGCATTAAATATATTGTAGCATGAACTTATTATTTTTGGTTCAATTGTTTTTCCATCAGTAGTTCTATATTGTAATATATGATTATAAGCTCTATGAAATCTATACACTTTGTATCGTGATATATTATCATTTGTTATGTCTATTAAATATTCTTGAAGTTCTAATAACTCGTCTATTATTTGTTGTTTTTTATATTTAGGCCCAAATGTAAAATAAGTTATTAACATATTTGATAGCCTAAATGTCTTTGCTTCGACTCGTAACATAAAATCCATATAATCAAGTCTAGATCTTACAAAATCTTTTATATCATAGTAATGATATTCTAATAATTTTAGCATTAATTTTATTGGTATATATTGCATTTATCTTAAGTCCTTAAATTTTGATTTATAGCCGTCATTGGATTGTATGGTTCCATTGTAGCCATTGCAGGCATTATTGGCATAGAGTATGTTTTCTTCTCTTCTCTTGGAAAATTTTCATATGTAAAATGTGTTGTTGGATATTGTACTTTAATATTATTTGTAAGTACAAAATGATTTGTTTTAAAATATTGTATATAAACAGATGGGAACATAAAATGAGCTTTTGGTGTTGGTTTACCTTTAAATAATCTTGTTATACGACCTATAGTTTGATTAACATTAATTTTTCCAATGACTAATGATCCAAATATGGCAACAGATAGCTTAGGATAATCCGCACCAGCAGACAATAATTTAAAGTTACTAAGAATGATAGGAAACTCAGCATTGATATCTCTATCATTTTGTATATATCCAACTTCTTTCAAAACAATTTCTTCTATAGAGTTATCACGAAGATAAGCATTTACAAGTTCTAATTCATTTAATTGTTTTTTAGTAAGTTTATATTTTTTAAAAATAGCACATTCATCTTCTTTATATGTAAATTCTTTTAAGATTATAGTTTTTTTCTTTTTAGGATATATTGTTAAATAGTATTTTTGAAACTTTGTATAATCTTCTTCTATCATATACTTTGGAAATTTTTTAACTTCTCCATCAGTTTTACCAATAAGAATCCCATATTCATCCTTTAAACCATGTGCTTTTAAAGTATCAGCCATTTTAGAAATTAATTTATTATTACTAAATAATATAACTATACTTCTTCCTTGACTATGATAATATTTAGCCCATTGACACAAGTAATCAAAATAAGATTGTTTTGATTCAAGTATATTATTTAGAGTTGCCATGAACAATATATAATCATTCATAATCATTCTTAAACGATTTAATTCAAATTCTGTAAATTCTATATGTACATTATGCATATGAACATCCGCTATAAGATTTTGATGATCACTATGATGTATAACTGGACCTATACCATTATTCAATAAAAATTTATTTATACCTTTAACATAGGGAGTTGCTGTTAAACCTATTATATTTTTTGTTTTAAATAAGAAACTTGTTTTAGCATAACTTTCTGCACTACCACTTGTATGACACTCATCATAAAAAACTACACCATATCTTGAATACAATGATTCGAGACTATCTATATTAAAAGTTTTTAATTGACTTAACAATGATTGAACTTTAACAATAGCTATCTCTTTCAAATATGTATTCTTTTTATTTAGTTTTGCTATATCACTACCTTGTATAATACCAATATCATCATATGTTAGATTTGTACTTTTTACAATACTATCCGCCCATTGTTTTTCTAATAAATCATTTGGTACAACTATTAATGTTTGTTTTTTCAATAAAGATGCTATTTTAATAGATGATGCAGTATTGTGAGTTACTGTAAAATCTTTACATAAAAATAATTGTTCTTCATTATCAACTGAAAAACATATTGTATTTCTTTTCATAAGTTGCAGCTCTATAGAAACTATTTGTTTTTTACATTTAGTATTATTTATCTTAATGTGATAAAACTCTATCATCTCTTCAGTGGATTGATCGAAGTGTATTGTCTTTTTACATACCTCGTGATAAATGCCTAGACTTTGAATCAAATGCAGTATATCATCAGCTATCCCTCGAGAAATACATTTAAATTCATTATTAAACATTATACTATCTAATAATTCTTTTCTATTTTCAATTGTGTCAAATAAAAATTTTTCAGGTATTCTATCATTTATTTTTATAGTATGATAATGTTGTAATAAATTATTATCAATATTAATTTTTTCACTAGGTACATCATATCCAAATCGTGAACTAATAAAACAACCTTTTATAACTGGAGACATATGAAATGGTTTATTATTATTTAATTTAACTTCACCACATAGATCAACATTATATGTATCATTTTTTAATAATTCAACTAATTGTTTAGTATTTTCTACAGAATAAACATTAGCTTCATTAGATACTTCCCATAAATGTTCATCATCACACATAACAAAAGTACCATTACAAAAATTAACCTTATATATATCTTTAGGACCTTGTGGAAAAATTCCTAATACTTTAGTTATATTTCCATGCTTATCAATTAAATTATCACCAACTTTTACATTAGCTACTTTTAACCAACCATCAGGAGTTGGTAATGAATCTGTTTCCACTAAACCTTTACCAAAACCAGGATTAGCAACAATCAATCCATTAACATAACCATTAGTTTGATATTTATTTAAAACATCTTGTATTAATGGTTTTTGCTCTTCTCTTAAATCCCATTCAAATATAAAATTTGAACTTAATGATTCATCTTTTGTTTCTCTAAATTCAGCTAAAGCATCACTTAAAGTATCATCATGAAACGCTATATCTTTATAATTTTCTAATAAAAATTTAGGAAGTGTTGTATAATAATTTAAATTATTAGGATCAGGATTATTAATATCAGCATATTCTGAATAATGTATAACTCCAAGTTCTCGATCTTCATGTGAGATATTATCATCATACTTTGCCCAAAACTCAGGCGTGTGTTTGATAAGTTCCCATTTAGCATATGGAATTTTAATCATTATATCTCCTTTTTATTTAGTATTATAATTATTTCTATATTAAGCGCACTATTATCTATGATGCTACTTTATTTTTTATCATGTTGGATACAAAATAAACAACAAGAAAATTTGTACATAAATAACTATCTTAGTTATTTATGTACTTGATCGTATTTACCTGTTATTATTTTGGTAAGATCTGATTGTTCGTTTGTATTTTTTGACGTAATTTGTGTATTAATAGATTCGCTTGAATAACCATATGTAAAGGCTTGATAAGAATTTCCAAGAAGATGTACAGCATCTTTTGTACTTTTTGCTGTAAGCTTATCATATTTTTGTTGAGGTGTTAATCTTGTTAATATATCACCAGTCTCATTTTTTGAAATATATAAATTACTTAATAATGTTTCGATATGATGTAATTTTACATTCTGCTTTACAAGTATTTGTGAATGTATAGCTAATACTCTGTTAGCGATATTATCTGTTAAATGTTTGGCTCTATTTTCAAATAACATATCAACTATTTTTATATCTGTCGCATGTGCTTTTGTACTCACATGTAGAATTGTTTCACCTGGTTCAAAATAATATGTATCAGCATATCTATCTGTTTGAACATTATGTGTTAATATATTAACATCAAAAGGTAAATAAATATCAATAGTATCATTTTTTCCGGGCACTACTATTTGAAAAACACCAGGAATTTGAATCACTCCTGTAAATAATTCAGAATCATCATTCTCACTTATATCTATATTGGATTCTTCTGTTGAATATTTATCTTTATCTAAAATTATATACATAGGTTCATTACAAATTAAATCATTTTTAGTTATTGTACAATATTTTTTCAACTTATTATAATTTGTCATACTGATCCTTATTTTGAATTTTTTGGTCTATCCAAGTCTCTTAATTGTTTTTCATCATAAACAGAAGATTGATATTCTACTTCAGGTGAAGACTCATCTTTATCTTCTTTTTTAACAGCTCTTCTAACTTCATCAGCAACTTCTTCTTGTTTACTCATTTGAGTATGACCCATATTTTTTAATTCTTTAAGAATTTCACTCTTTCGAGGATAATCTATACTAATTATTTGCATTATGATTCCTTATTTTATTTGTTTTACTTAAATATAAATTTATATTTATTAGGTTGAGATTTTCCAACACTATACATATTTTCAATTTGTTCTAAAGTTATTATCTTTTTAGATACAATTACTTGTATGTTTCGACTTGTTAAATATTTTAACAAACTGTGGCAAAAATTGTAAAGCTCCTCGTGTATATAACCAGAGTCACTCCATTTTTTAAATCGTGTGTAATTATCGATAAAACAATCACTTAATTGTTTAGTAGTATATTGATTAGCATTCGATAGAACATTCGTTTTAATATGTTCTATCCCTCCGATATTAACTTCTTTTACAGTTGATTCTTTAAATAATGTTTTAGACGAAATTACCTTTTCTTTTTGCTTAGGATCTTTATAACCCATAGCTAAACCTTCAATCCAATTCATAATTCGTTCATAGTTATCAGAAGTATTATGTTTTTTATAAAAAGCTTGAACATATTTAATTTTATCATCTATAACTTTTAATTTTTTGACTTCAACACGAACTACTTGCCAATGTAAATCATATTTAGTTATATCTTTACTTTTTTTCATTGGTGTTATCTTTATAGTCTTCACTATCTATATCATCTTTTTTAGAATCTTCTACCCAATTATCATTAAGTGGAGATATTCTTTCTTCAACTATATATAGTTTTTCACCTATAAATTTTTTCCATAAATCTTCATTATCATCTAATAAGAAATCACCACAATCATACATAAGAGTAACATGTGGTGTATATGTATCATAATCAAATGTACATCCTGCTTTAATACTTCTATTATGTTGTTTTTCACACCACGAACAATCTAAAACAATATGTAAATTCTTTCCATCGTTTGTATCAAAGTGACCAAATGATTTTATTTTAACCAATATATTCAATTCATTCTTAGCATTGAAATCTTTATAATCTCCACCTTTTGTTTGAACTATACCTATGCTTGTTTTAAG